ACTCGGGGCTTTATGTCTCGTGGGCCAATGGCGTAAAACATGAACTACACCGAATTGAAAGCCGCAGTAGAGGATTACTGCGAGAATACTTTTACTGCTACTGACTTCGCCACTATGACGGAGTTGGCTGAGCAAAAGATTTACAACTCGGTGCAGTTGCCCTCCTTGCGTAAGAACGTGCAGGGGGTGTTAACGTCTGGCTTCCAGTATCTTGCTGCCCCTACAGACTTCCTGTCGGTCTTCAGTCTTGCTGTAGTTGACGCTCTAGGGGCGTACACATACCTTCTCAACAAGGATGTCAACTTCATCCGGGAAGCGTATCCCATCCCTACAGAAACAGGTACACCTAAGTACTACGCTGTGTTCGGGCCGGATAGCGCTTCTCTTCAGGAACTCACCTTTATCCTTGGGCCGACACCTAGTGCTGGCCTGACGGCAGAGCTTCATTACTTCTACTACCCTGTCTCCATTGTGACAGCGGGCACCTCCTGGCTTGGTGACAACTTTGACTCTGCGTTGTTTAATGCGGTGATGGTTGAAGCTATCCGGTTTATGAAGGGCGAACCTGACATGGTTGCGCTGTACGCTGATGCGTATAAACAGTCGCTGACTCTTCTCAAGAACCTGGGTGACGGTAAGTTGCGTCAGGATGCGTATCGTAGCGGGCAAGTCCGCACTCAAGTTATCTAAGGAACTATCATGGCTTTTACTGGCAACGCTTTCTGCACTTCAGCTAAAGTTGGCTTTCTGACGGGGACTTATGTACCGCTGACCGACGTAATGAAGATTGCTCTGTACACTAACTCGGCTACGTTGGATGCAACGACCACGGCTTATGTTGCCACTACGGGGCAAGGTGCTTTTGAAGTTGTCGGCACCGGCTATACCATTGGCGGGAACACGCTAACTGGCAATGCCATTAGCTATGACGGCACTACTGCTTGGATCACCTTCAGCGACTCTAGTTGGACTACGGCTACTATCACGGCTCGTGGCGCAATGATTTACGATAGCAGTAAAGCAAACGCAGCAATTGCAATCCTAGACTTTGGCGCAGATAAGACTTCTACCGCTGGTACATTCACTGTCCAAATGCCGGTCGCTGCTGCTTCCACTGCCCTGATCCGCATCGCTTAAGGTTAGACATGGCAATTACCGTAACCCACCCGTTTGTCAGCGCAGTTGCCGATGGCGGGGACGCTACGGTAGTTCGGCCTTCTAACTGGAATGCAACGCACAGTCTTTCAGGTACTGTTGATATTGCCAATGGCGGCACAGGTTCTTCTACTTCTGCTGGGGCACCCTTTGCTTTAAAGGGCGTTAATACTGACCTGACCTCGGTTGCGTTGACCAGCGGCACAGTATCAACGGTGCCTTCTGCCGCCTTTGACCTAGCTAATAAAGCTTATGTTGACACGCTTGTTGCGGGGTTGAACTTCCACGTTGCGGCTCAATACGCAACGGCAGCAGCACTTGCCGCCAACACCTACAACAACGGCACTGCTGGTGTGGGGGCCACACTCACGGGCAACGCGGTCGGCGCTCTTACGGTGGACTCCAATGTCGTTGTTGTGGCACAGCGCATTCTGGTCAAGAACGAAGTTGCTGGCGCAAACAACGGTGTGTACGTTGTCACCACAGTGGGCAATGGGTCTACGGCATACGTCCTGACCCGCGCAGCGGACTACAACACCGTAGGCACCTCATCTAACCAGATAGGTGCAGGCGACTACATTTACGTTACCGCTGGCACTGTAAACATCAATACGGCCTGGGTACAGCAAACCCCCGCCCCGATCACCATAGGCACTACGTCTATCGTGTTCATCCAGTTCGGTGTGACGGGTGCGGGCGGGACGAACACCCAGGTGCAGTACAACGCCAGCGGCGTGTTTGCCGGATCGGCCAACCTGACGTTCAATGGCACCACGCTGTCGGCCAATGCTCTCAGCTTGACCAATGCATTGGGGGTGGCCTACGGCGGCACAAACATCACTAGTTATGCAGTTGGTGATTTGCTCTATGCATCAGCCACCGGAGCCCTGTCCAAACTAGCGGATGTTGCTACAGGCAATGCCCTGATTTCTGGTGGTGTCGGGGTTGCTCCTAGTTACGGCAAAGTAGGACTCACTACACATGTCAGCGGGACATTGCCTATTGCCAACGGTGGCACTAACAGCACTGCGACTGCCACAGCGGGTGGAGCAGGATACGGCACAGGTACGGCACATGCTTATACGGCAGCGGGCACAAGTGGGCAAGTATTAACTTCTGCCGGGGCAAGCGCACCGACTTGGGCAACGCCTACTACAGGCACGGTCACCGCTGTTAGTGTTGTAAGTGCTAATGGCTTAGCAGGAACGTCAAGTGGTGGTGCCACTCCTGCGCTTACTCTTTCTACGTCAATCACAGGGCTGCTAAAAGGCAACGGCACTGCAATCTCTGCTGCGACTGCGGGGACTGACTATCTAACGCCAACCACAGGTGTTACCACCTTCTCTGGTAGCTCTACGGGGCTAACTCCTTCTACGGCAACATCTGGGGCTATAACTTTAGCTGGTACTTTGGCGGTTGCCAATGGTGGCACAAACATTACCACCTATGCAATTGGTGACTTGATTTATGCCTCAACCACCGGCGTACTGTCTAAGCTGGCTGATGTCGCCACAGGCAATTCTCTAATATCTGGTGGTGTCGGTGTTGCCCCTAGCTACGGAAAAGTTGGTCTTACCACCCATGTGAGTGGCACATTACCTGTCGCTAATGGTGGTACAAACATTACCACCTACGCAATAGGCGACTTGATTTATGCCTCAACCGCTGGGGTTTTGTCCAAACTAGCGGATGTTGCAACAGGCAATGCCTTGATTTCTGGTGGCGTTGGTGTTGCTCCAAGCTATGGGAAGATTGCGTTGACAACGCATGTCAGCGGGACGCTGCCTGTAGCCAACGGCGGCACAGGGCTTGCTTCGGGTACTTCTGGTGGGGTCTTGGCGTTTACAGCAACAGGCACCATAGCTTCATCTGCGGCCCTAGCGGCTAGTGCTCTGGTCATAGGTGGTGGGGCGGGGGTTGCTCCTTCTACGACAACTACAGCCACAGGAGCTTTGACATTCCTTGGTACGCCTTCAAGTGCAAACCTTGCTGCGCTGTTAACTGATGAAACAGGTTCTGGTGTAAATGTTTTTGCAACGTCGCCGACGTTCACGACGAGCATGAATTCCGGGGTAACATTTACAGCTTTTGCCGGGGCCACGACCTTGCTCACTATAGGTGGCACGGGGGCAACTTCGGTGTTTGCAGTGCCGGGTACGTTGGAACAATCAAGCACAACTGGGGCTATGACGGTAGCCGGTGGCGTTTACATAGCTAAGAAATTGACCGCAATTGGCGGCATTTCAGGCGGCACATTTTAAGGAACTACGATGGCAGCAACAGGCTTTACCCCAATTTCGCTGTACTTCAGCACTACGGCAGCAGCAGCCCCTTCAGCGGGAAACCTTGTTGCCGGGGAGTTGGCACTCAATACCCTTGATGAGAAGCTGTACTTTAAGAACAGCGCAGGAACTGTTAAACTGCTGGCAAGCACGGCAACATCAGGTGTTACTACCTTTGCGGGTGGGACCACTGGCTTGACGCCTGCTTCTGCTACCTCGGGTGCGGTCACCCTGGCAGGAACCCTAGCAATTGCCAACGGAGGCACCAACAGCACTGCGACTGCTACGGCAGGCGGGGCGGGGTACGGTACAGGCACTGCGCACGCTTATACCGCAGCGGGCACGACTGGGCAGGTATTAACATCTCAAGGGGCAAGCGCCCCCGTTTGGGCAACAGCAAGCGGTGGCGCACAAGATTTCATCGTTCAATCTTACGGCATTATTTAAGGAACCGCCATGTCTACAGCAGCACAATACGCATCAACAGTAACCACCGCAGCGGTTCAAGTAACCACTGCCAATACAGCTAGAGACGGTACGGGCACCATTGTGACGGTTGTTACGGCTGCTGCTTCTGGCACTCGTATTGACGACATCTACATGGTTGCTACAGGCACCACGACCGCTGGTGTTATTCGGTTGTTTGTCCATGACGGCACTAACGCTCGCCTGCTGTCGGAAACTTTGGTAGCTGCTGTTACGCCTAGTACTACGGTACAAGTTTGGAGCAACACCCTACTGAGCCAAGCCATCGTGCTCAAGACAGGGTACTCCCTGCGGGCTACTACCAATAATACCGAGACGTTTAACATCATCGTGACCCGCGCAGGAGACTTCTAATGAACCAAGGTGTACTTGCTGGCTTGTCGCTAGGAACTAGCGGGCAACCGTATCCCAACCCATCACAATTCTACATCCGAGAATTCCAAAGCTCCGGTACTTGGGCTGCCCCTGCTAATGGCTATGTGTTGATGATGGTACTTGGCGGTGGTGGTGGTGGGGCGGCAACTTCCCAAGCGGTTGCTGCCCGTGCATATTGTGCTGCAACAGGCGGCGGCGCTGGGGCAATGGCATGGAAATTTGTTCAAGTCACTACCGGACAACGTTTTACAATTACTGTGGGGGCGGGGGCAGTTGCGGTTAGTCGAATTGCTTCCGCTGGAACTACAAATGGCAATTCGGGCGGTAGTTCTTCTATTACTGGCCCCGGAGTTAATGTTGTTGCGGGTGGTGGCGGGGGTGGTAACGCATCAACAACGGTGGCTGTTGTAGGTGGGCTAGGCGGTACTTCATCTGGTGGAAGTTATAACGGAACTGGTGGGGCCGGTGGAGCAGTCACTGGTACGCGAACAGAACCGGCAGCTACCGGAGGAGGTGCTGTTGCGCTCATAAACAACCCAGGGCCATCCGGTGGGTCAATAAACAATTCTGGTACTGCTGGGTATGCCAATTCCACTGGAGGTGCAGGTATTGGTGGCGCGGGTGGGAACCTAAGTGTCGTAACCGTTAGCACAAGTGTTAGCGCAACTGGTGGAGGGGGTTCAGCCACTGCGGCTACTGCGGGGGTAGTTGGACCCCCGGCAACAGCGGGTGGAGGGGGCACTTTGTTAACTTATGTAGTTAACTTTTTTGGTGCAGCTATAAACGGTGCTGGTTCTTTCGGGTATACCTCTGGAAGCACTAATTCTACAAACCCAGGTGGCGGCACCGGAGGGGGCGCTTATTTTGCTAACGGGGGAACTGTGATTTCAGGTGCTTCTGGCAGTTTTGCCGGTACTGGTGGCGCTGCGTATTATTCCCCATCTCCTAACGATACTGGAACAGTTACCGGAGGTCTTCCTGGCATAGGTGGGGGCGGTGGGGGTGCAGCTTGCCATCAGAATGACACTGTTGGATTTGCGCAGAACGCTACTGGGGGTCCAGGCGGCAGCGGGCTTGTCGTCATTATGTTTTCAGGGGCAGCAACATGATTTTTGAAATCTACGACCAAGACGGCGCGGTGCTCAACACTATCCTGGCCTCATTGGAGTTTGTTGAAGAACACTACCCAGGGCACTTTAAGTACATCGGGGAAGAGCCTAAGCCTGTTGAGCCCCGCATCATCACCAAGATTGCGATGATCACCCGGTTCACGGACCCGGAGTTTGTGGGCATCCTGACTGCGGCAAAGACTGACCCGGAAGTCGAGGGGTGGTACGCACGGTTTAGCGCGGCTACTACGATCAACCTTGACGACGCTCGCACAGTCTCCGGTGTTGACATGCTGGTGACCAAGACGCTGCTGACCCAAGCCCGCGCTACGGCAATCTTGACTGACCCAGTGCAACCCGCCGAACGTCCCTAAGCCAGCTTTAAGGTAGCAACGTGGCTAATGCTTTCCAAGCAGATGCATTTCAAGCTACCAGCTTTCAGGTTCTGGTAAGTGTTGTTGCGACTGTTACCGGAGTATCAGCTACTGGAAGCATAGGGCAGGTAAACGCTGGTGTAGTGTTGATTGTTTCCGTAACTGGGGTTTCAGTCACAGGTAGCATAGGTACAGTTGTAGCAGCCGCAGGGGCATTAGTTACCACAACAGGTGTATCGGTTACAAGTAGTATTGGGACTGTAGTCGCTACAGGGTCTTCTGCGGCAAGTGTTACAGGTGTATCTGCTACCGGAAGTATTGGCAATGTAGTTGCAGCCGCTGGGGCTTTAGCTGTTGTTACCGGAGTTTCAGCCACTGGAAGTATTGGGGATGTTACTGCGACCGCCGCCGCTGTTGCTGTTGTAACTGGGGTCTCTGTTACTGGCAGTATTGGTGATGTAGTAGCTACGGGGTCTTCTGAGGTTATAGTTACAGGGGTTTCAGTCACAGGCAGTATTGGTGATGTAGAAATAACTTCCGGGGCCACTGTCGAAGTCACCGGAGTTGAAGCTACCGGTAGTATCGGTGATGCCACCTCCGCTGTAAGTATCATTGCGCTAGTCACAGGGGTTTCTGTTACAGGCAGTATAGGCACTGTTACCGTTACCGGTACTGCTATTGTGTACCCCACGGGGGTTGTTGGGTACGGACGAATCGGCCAAGCTTTGGTCTGGGGACTGATTCCCAATAATCAGAACCCCAACTGGGGGGCTATCACTAACGCCCAAACACCAAACTGGCAACGTATTGCCGCTTAGGAACAGAAATGCCAGCAAGCTATACCACAAGTCTTAAACTTACTCTCCCTGCGGATGGTGACACCAACTGGGGTACGGTAGTCAATACGGGCATTACCGCCCTGGTAGACGCTTCTGTTGCGGGCACATCAACTGTAGCCCATGACAATACGGCCAACTACACCCTTACGTCTGTAAACGGAACGGCAGACGAAGCCCGGAAGATGTTTCTTGCTATCACGGGCACCCTAACCGCTGATAGAAACGTAGTCTGTCCAACCGTTTCTAAGTTGTACTTCATCACAAACTCTACCACTGGTGGGTTCTCTGTAACCCTAAAGACCACTGCGGGTACGGGCATCTCTGTTCCTAACGGGCGCAGTGTCGTTCTGTATTGTGATGCGACAAATGTGGTCGATGCCTTGTCAGCCCCTGCTGGTGGTACGTTCTAAGGACACCCCATGCCGCAGTTCCAAGGACTCAAGAAGATTACCCTAAAGCCCGGTGTAAACCGGGAGAACACACGGTACACCAATGAAGGCGGCTGGTACGACTGCGACAAAATTCGTTTCCGTCAAGGCACTCCTGAGAAGATTGGTGGCTG